ACACGCTATAAGTGGCTGCGCAATCGCATGACGGTTACGGAAGTACAAGAACTTGAACGGCGTGGCGATCAGTCGGAAGAAGCATACGAGGCTGAAATTGACCGCGCGATTGATAACGCAATCGCCAGTGCCAGGGGGGACGCCACCAAATGAACGTGCTAGTTACCCAACCGAATACGCTGACCGCAGAAGACAAAGCGGCTTTGCCAGCGGGGGAGCCGGTAGCGTGGCATTGGTACGAGCGCTGTTATAACGGCACCATGCACGTCGCAGCTAGCGACAAGTGGAAGGCTAAGATCGGGTTTAAGGTTCCACAGTACGAAATCAAGATATGTGGATTCGCAATGCTCGTCCGCTAAATTTTTGCGCCCCACCTAGCGCCGGGAGGTGCAGGACAAAATGAACATAGATAGAAGCGATGCTGCCGACGCCGCACGGATGCGGTGGTTGCTTAACGGAAACGGTTACTTTATGGAAGAAGAAATGCTCTGCGGGCACGGCCCTACCGACGAAGCAGAACAAGATAAAGCCCGTTTACAGATCGACGCCGCCATGGAGGCCAAACTTACCAGAGGACATCCCTGATGATGCTTACTGCTAGAACATGGTCTTACTACACCCGCCACGCTCACAAAATATTGAAGAACTCGTACACAGCTGCTAGGTTCTATCGACTTCTTCGTGTACGCCGAAGCGATCATCATGTATCAGAACTATCTCATCTTAATGATAACCCAGCACAGAGCAAGCCGCCAAGCTAGCTTATTGACCCCGCCACCTACACCCGCTCCACCGCCCGAACCAAGAAATCAACTAGAGGATTAAGCCATGACCATAAGCCTTACCGTTCGCAACGTAAATGCCGCGCTAGCCGAAGTGCTGCGCATGCTCAAGTATCTCCACATACAAGAACACAGCCGTAATGGGCCGGTGCTCACCTTGCCCGAACCCATCGCCCTCACGTACAAACATCCGGAAGAAAACATACTGCTCGGTGCATACCGCAACGCCAATCCATTCTTCCATTACATCGAAGCAATGTGGATGCTGGCCGGCCGCAACGATGTCGAATCTATGGTTCGCTTCAACAGACGTATGGCGAGCTACAGCGACGACGGCAAAATATTCCATGGAGCCTACGGCTTCCGGTGGCGGAAAATCTTCGAAAATAATGTCTCAATTAATAATCCAGATCGCAGTATCATGTTAATAGAAGGCGGCGATCAGTTAACGGGCATTGTCGAACTCTTGAAGACCACTCCAAACACTCGGCGCGCCGTGCTCAGCATGTGGCACCCGCCCGAAGATCTAAACCGGGACACCCTCGACGTGCCGTGCAACACCCACGCCTACTTCAATATCCGTGCCGATCAACTGCACATGACGGTGTGCAATCGCAGCAACGACATTCTCTGGGGGATGTGCGGCGCCAACGCGGTGCACTTCAGCATTCTGCAGATGTACCTTGCAGAGCGGATCGGCGTGGGCCTCGGCACTTACACGCAATTCAGCAACAACGCACATGTGTACACCGATGTCTTGCCTCTCGAAAAATTCGATCCGATGATACTAGACGCCGAGAGCAGCAACCTTTATGATAGTCAACACGTTTCGCCGCCAATTGTGTTCGGTCCCACGTTCGCAGCCGACAACAGGCAGTTCTTCCGCGATTTGTCCGACACGGGCTGTAGCGTTTCGCTAGATGTGAAGTCGCCGGCTGTCGTTATTGCGCAGCATCTGGCCAATTCATGGAGCACGAAGGCGATTGATCGCGAAATAACCATGAACGTTGCCGGCAAGACGCCCCATGGATACTGGCGGCGTGGCGCGGAGCAGTGGTTAACCCAATACTATTATCGCCGCGAGGAGAAAGGACTGTGATCGTACCTACCCCAGATGAAGTTCTGCAATTCATTGTTAACGGAGGCACCGTACGCCGTTATCATACCCTACCCACCCTGATGAATCAGTCAGTGGGGGAGCATTCTGCCAACGTGGCCTTGTTTACGTGGCACATACTCGGGCCGTGCACGGCGCACCCGATCATGGCGGCCCTTGTGCACGATCTACCGGAGCAGGTGTTCGGCGATATACCGAGTCCGGTGAAGAAAATGCTCAATCTCGACGAAGCCGAACAACACGCGTTGACCGAGATCAATCTTGCATTCGCACTGAGCCCGGCAGAACACTGGGCCGTGCGCTTCGCCGACGCGCTCGACGGTTTGATCTTCGCCTTGCGGGAATTCAACATGGGCAACCGTCGATTCATCGAAGTACGCGACAACTACAAGAATATGCTCGAACGTCTGCTGGATGATCTGTACATACCGAAAGAAATCCGGCAACGCGCGAACCTCCTTTACAGAGCAGCCTGGGAATCTTATGAATAACCCGAACGAAACACAGATCGGCGGCACACACTATAACAGTTCCTATCAACACTGGGATTTTGTCTACGATGTTTACAGGGGCCGGTATCTCGAAAGCAGTATCAGCAAATACGTCGTGCGTTGGCGTAAGAAGAATGGAGTACAAGATTTGCTCAAGGCCAAACACTACACGCAGAAGTTAATTGATCTATTCCTGGTGGGCCGGATCGAACCTATCAGCAGCGTCGACGCGCTGGACCGTAGCAGCAACTTCTTGCGTTTCGTGCGCGCCAACAGCCTGATCTGGACAGAGGAGGAGATCGTGCGCCGGCTCGCCACGTGGCAAGACACGTATGATCTTCAACGCGTTGTGTATCTGATAGATCTACTGTCGCAGCTGTTGCCGGGCGAGGCGCCAAGCCCCGCGTACGTGAATCAAGACTGATTTCCGGGACACGGTGGCGTCGAATCCTAATTCATTCGGCGCCACCAAAGCGGAATCGCAGATCACGTGAGGCAGGGCAGGGCGCCGGCTGTCGTTTCCTCTTCACAATTGTATACAATGATACATTCTAGTCTTTGTCGCATTGTATACAAGTATACTCAGGTATAAAAGTATACAAGACGGCTGGCATGGTCCTTGCTAAGCCGTGCGGGACCTTTACAAAACTTTACATTTGCGGCGGATTCGCGGTCCGTTTGCTGGTAATATTTGCCGCACCCGATGCCACACGGCACGGCCATTAACCCCACTAACGAGGATGCAGACATGACCAAGTACGTACGCGAAAACGCCGCCACCGAAACCGCCAGCAAGGCGAGCACGGGCAAAAAGATCGCCAAGCCGGCCAAGGGCGCCAGCAAGGCCACCGCGAAAGCCGCCAAGCCGGCCAAGGCCACGAAGGCTGCCAAGCGCGCAGCGCCGACTGGCGACCGCCAGCGCTACGCCGGGCGCAGCTATAAGGTGCTGCAAGGGCCGGCAGTTCGCGACGGTTCGCGCCGCGCGCAAATGCTCGCGCTCGTGCGCAAGTCGAATAACACCGACAAGTTGCTTGGCACCGTGCAAAAAACCGCGAATGGCGAAACCACGCTCGCCGGTAACGACATCGCCTGGCTTATTCGCGACGGCCATATCGCGCTAGTCGACTAACTGCACAATTTATATTTGTATACTTAAAGGGCCGCCCATCGAGCGGCCCTTTTGTTATGCCGTTTGTATACTTTGCCGCAAAGTATACTGGCCGCCGTACCCATGCCGCATATTGCAGCGCAACAAAGCGCATAGCCCTACGGCCTCGCCAATCGACGTAGGCGCGCCACGCGCCCGACCCGCTACCACCCCACAGCCTAGGGTGCTGCGCGCGCGGCGCGGCTTGTTTGCGGGGCAAATTGGGGCTATTGGCGGCCCGTACAGTGGGGCATAGCACGCCGCGCGACGCAGCTGGGGCGTGTCGGCGTGGCTAGGCGGGCTACAGCGTGGCCACAAAGCAAAAGGGCCGCATTGCGCGGCCCGTGGCGTTTGGTGCGGGGTTTGGTTTAGCGTTTGCGCTTGCCTTGGCGCACCAGCTCGACCGTATGGCATGGCGCGGGGGCAATGGCCAGCTCGCCAGTGCGCAGCCCGGCGCGGTAGGTGGCGTTTATCGCGCCACACGTGCTAACCGTGCGCGGCTTGGCCAACTTGGCGTGTCGCGCCTGCGAGTCGTTTATCGCGCGGCACTCGCACGGCTGCGACGCGCAACGCGAGCAGTAGCGGCCATTTACTTGCGGTTTTAGCTTTGTATACATTTGTATTTATACCTTTTGTTCGTTTGCGGTTTCGGCGCACAACTCGCCAAACTCGTCGGCGGTGCACGTACCGGCGCCAAAGTGCAGCGGCGCCCACTCGCGCACGTAAGCCAGCGCACCCGCGTAAAACGGGGCGCCCTTGTACACGTGGCGAACGTAGCGGTACGCGTCGGCAGTAAACTTGCGCAGCCGCTCGCGCTCGGCGCCTTCGCGCGCATGCCGATGGTAGTTTGCCAACGCTTCGCGGGCTTGCGCGCCAAGGCGCAGTGCAAACTTAGCGGGCGGCTCGCTTGTTACCAGCGTGCGCCAGTCGGTTGCCAAGTCGACGCACGCGGTAGCAAACCACGGTTGCTCGATATGCTCGCAAAGGTGCGCGAAAGTTTGCGCAATGTACGCGCGCAGCTCGGCGGGTTGTTGTGTATTAGTATACATTTATAAAAAAGCCTCCGCGTTTGTTGGGTGGGGTTATAGGTACCGCACGAAGGCCAGCGTAGCCGCCAGCATGGCCAGCGCCGGCAAGTAGCGCAAGGCCAGCGCGACGACATCGACGCGGCGCGCTGCACGCACTGGCGCGTAAGCGTAGGGGCGCGTTACTTCGTGGCAGTGGCGGGCAAATGTGGCTTGCTGGTGCATGGTGTATTCGCTGCGCATGGCTTAAACCCTCGTGTTGGGCGCGTCGCGCGGGGTTGCGCGGGCGTAGGGCAAGCATGGGGCTAAACAGTGACTTCTGCCACCGAATTTACAAATCTTTACATTTGTGCACGTGCGGGCAAGCGTTAAGTTTTTGTTACCTATACTGGCGAGTACAGCTATTCGAGGGGTCGGTTATACAAAGGTAAATGTATACTCACTAAATCGACAGGGCTGTAGGCCGCATAAATGCTAGGGGTGTTTATACATGTATACAAAGTATACCAAATTTACAAAATCGCGGCGGGGTTGCAGGCCGCGCCAATGCTAGCTTTCCAGTGTTTATACAAGTATACCAAAAAGTTTTGTATAAATTAGCTATTCCGCTAGGCCGCATGGCGCTTAGCTTTGCGGGTAGGGACATACAAAATAGCAAAAAAATTCGCTAAAACCTTTTATATACAGTGCGCTTTCGCCACGGCTCGAATACTAGGTTTCGTAACTTTTAGCTATTTTGTACAGTGAAATTAAGTATACTCATATAAATGCTAGGGTTGCTGGCATAGCTAAATCGTACAAAATCGTACTAAATTTAGTCTATTGTTAATAAAAACAATGGGTTATTTAGCTAATTTTGTAGATTAAATCTAGGTATTAAGCCCCACGAACGCCGTGCTGGCGCGGTGTTACCCACCAGAAACCGCGCTGCAACGCCGTTTTCGACGAGTATACTTGTATACGTTGGGTGCCGCGCTACGCCCGTAGAGGTCCGCGTCCCTCATACCCCGTGCAAAGAACGACATCCTTTACACAATTACATTTGTATACAATGCCACACGACCGCGTGCGTAGTGCATGACGCAACATTTTGCACATTGCATACTTGTATACTTTGACACTGATTCGCGTGCGTTTGTCGACATTGTGCAGATTGTAACATTGTATACTTTGCAACAATGTGCGCAGCGCGTCACGCGACGTGCGGAAGGCGTGTTGTGTAGAATGCAACATTGTATACTTTGGTACATTGTGGCATCGCACGTCGCGCTGTATACTTGTACACTCGTACACAATGCGCAGAACGCCGCACTGTGTACATGTACCCTTGTATACTTATTTGGATAAAACGCTCGAAATGACAGGGCTCCTAAAAATTTTAATAGAGCCCTCAATTCCGCGTTCCTCGTACGTCGCCCGCGCACTTCATTCTCCTCCCTCCACTTTCTCTCCTTCCGCACACGCGCACGTGCACTCTAGTCTATTCGACAAGACCCCAATTCCGCCGTACAATGCGCAGCGTTCAATCGGGGAACGTTCCATGCCCAAGAGTCTACGCACGAAGGAACGTAAAACGGCACAGCCGCCAGTCGTCGAACGCATCGAGCACACGGACGACCTGAGTACCGCCGTCGACAGAATCGAGAAATTGGCCGCCAGCTCGCGGGCTATGGCGCTAGCAAACCCTGCTTTCGCGGCCAACATCGGCAAAGGCCGCGCCCCCGGCTCAGTAAACAAGACAACGCAACGTGTTAAGGAAGTTATCGAGCGTTGTTTCGAGAATATCGGCGGTGAGAAAGCGTTCGCCACGTGGGCAAGGACTCACCCAGATGAATTTTACAAGATGTACGCCCGATTGTTGCCAGTCGAGGCCAAGGCCGGCATCAAGCGCGCCGTTTTGATCAATATCAACTCGAAAGAGACCAAGTTGTGAGCGGTCGCCGCAACATAAAGTCCGTAGAGGACTTATTCAACCCGCCGAAGCCGTCGCAACAGCGGCTATCGGCCGCACGCCGCACCGCCGAACGCAAACAGCGCCAAAAAGAAATCGCCAATCAAACCGCCGCCGCCGAAAAGCGCGCGAAGCAGCTAGAGCGCGAAGCGCAGGCCGAAGCCAAGGCGCGGGCGCAAGCGGAGGAAGAAGAACGGCTAGCTGAGGCCTGTAAATTCCACTTTACGCCGAAGCAAGAACAGGCGTTGGACTTGTTGATGGGACCCCAGCGGCACACGATGCTGGCCGGCGGCTCGCGCAGTGGTAAGACTTTTCTTCTCGTGCGCAGCGTGTTGGTCCGCGCGATTGGCTACGATAACTCCCGCCATGTGATTTTCCGTCTACGCGGCAACGCTTGCCGAACTTCGGTGTGGATGGACACGTTCGCCAAGGTGCTGCGCACTGGGTTCCCCGAACTCGACCCGGAAATCCACCTGCTCGACGGTTATGTCCGTCTATTCAACGGCTCGGAGATATGGTTCGCCGGGCTGGACGATAAAGAACGCGTCGAGAAAGTGCTCGGCCACGAGTTTGCGACGATGTACTTCAACGAGTGCTCGCAAATTCCTTACTCATCGGTCGAAACGGCGTTGACGCGCTTGGCTCAGCGTGTACCGGGGTGCAAGAATCGGGCGTATTACGATCTCAACCCCACCACGACGAAGCATTGGACGTATCAGCTCTTTGTGCAGGGCCTCGACCCCAAGACGCAGATGCCGCGTACGGACAGGCATCAGTACAAATGGATGCTGGTCAACCCAGAAGATAACCGCGACAACATCGACGAAGAATATCTCGAGTCGCTGCGCAACATGCCGGAGCGCATGCAGAAGCGCTTCCTACGTGGCGAGTATCTGGCAGAAGTCGACAATGCGCTCTGGACTCCTGAAAGTATTGAATCTTCTCGGGTGGACGATACTCCGAGTGACTTTGATCGTATTGTTGTGGCTATTGATCCTTCGGGCTGTTCCGGCGAAGAAGATAAAAGGAGCGACGAAATTGGAATAGCCGTGGTCGGCAAGCGCGGAGACCATGGATTCCTGATAAAGGACGCCACCATGAAAGGTAAGCCCGAGCAGTGGGCGCGCCGCGCGGTGCAGCTGTACGCAGATTATCGGGCCGACGCCATCGTAGGAGAAACCAACTACGGCGGAGACATGGTGCGGGCGACGATTCACAACGTCAACCCGAATGTGCGGTTCAAGAAGGTCACCGCCACGCGCGGCAAGCATGTCCGTGCCGAGCCCGTAAGCGCGCTGTATGAGCTGAATAGGTTCCATCACATCGGAAACAATTTCGACAAGCTCGAAGATGAGATGGTGAACTTCACGACCGACGGTTACAAGGGCGACCGCTCGCCGAACCGAACAGACGCGTTGGTCTGGGCAGCCTTCGAGTTGTTCCCCATATCCAGTGAGCTTGGGTTATTGACTTTCTACCAGAACTGGGCCACGGAACTCGAGAAGCCAGACCCGTTGCCTTCTACCGATTCACAAACACCGGCCAGTGTCGTTCCAACATCCCCGGCCAGAGAACAAACTCCGCCGCCTTACGGTAATCTGCAAGGCGACAAACACAAGTCAGGATGGTGATTTATGACAGCTATCGTACCGCGTGACCGTGCCGACAAGGCTCGGAGTATGGTGGAACTGAAGCCATCTTTCATCTATCGGGTGGCGGCGGCGTATCAGATGATACGTGGTGGACGGATGCCGGATTGGTTCGGCCCTGGCGCCCCACTGCCGGAGCAGGCGCCCGAATCGGTGAAAGGTCGTCAGTTCGACTACCCTGTCAACTTCAATGCCGATACGGTTCAGCCGAAGACATTTGAAGGTGTCGACTATGCCACACTGCGCAACTTGGCCGACAACTTGGATATTCTGCGCATTGTGATCGAGTCGATCAAGGAGCAGATCGTCAAGCTTGAATGGCAGATTGTCAAGCGTGGCGACGATAATAAGAAAGGCGCCGTCGAAGGGGCCGACCCCACTGCCGAGCAGTTGACGAACTTCTTCCGTTATCCCGACAGCGACGCCCACGATTGGGCGACGTGGCTGCGCATGTGGCTGGAAGACGTACTGGTCATCGACACGTATTGTCTGTGGCCGTTGATGGACGGAAAGAGTCTGATTAATCTGGATTCTATCGACCCGGCCACCATCAAGCGGATCATCGACGACAGCGGGCGGACGCCAGTCGCGCCGACGCCAGCTTATCAACAGATTCTGCACGGTATTCCGGCCAATGCGTACAC